CAGTTAACGTGTTAGATGATATTGTTTCAGTAGCAGAACTTATAAATAATTTGTGAGCTGAACCATTAGAAGCAATTGTAACAACCTTCCATGTTGTTGTGCCTAAATCATTAGTTCCTATAATTTTACCCGATTGTGTGTTACCATCATTATGCAAGTGATTTAATTTACCAGTCGCATATTTTCGTACGTCCCATATCTTAGTAGATGCAAAGTCGCAACTACCAAACAAACCTTTTAAAAGTGTAGAATTTGATTTTACAACTATAGTAATTTGACCACTCGTATCGGATGCAAACCAATTGGCAATGTCTTTCACTAAAATATCATCGGTTGTAAACCTTAAAACAGACTTTCCGTTAAGAACATTTGCAACTGTTAAAGGTTGATTTGTTGCTAAAGGATTTGATAAATTATTATTACCGAAGTAGTCAATTAAAGTAGTTGTTGTGCCAACAACATTCATGTTATCTGTATCAACCGCCCATTTTAATCCATGAGCCAAACGGTTGAAACCCCCCGAACTTCGAGGTGCAAAAGGCGATATTTTAAGCGGGCTTAGTAACATATTATTGAACCGCTTGTTAAAGTAATTGCTGTAATTTTATAACCATCTTTAACTGTTATAATTGCACCAGACTTAATCGTATCACAATTATAAGCCACTTTAAAATCAAAAGCATTACCACCAGCATCAGTACCAGTACAAACACTTATAACAGTATCTTCTTGTGCTATAAAGCAATCAAAACTCTTTCCAGTTATTGCGTCTGTTGTATCTATTACTAAGCATCCGTTTGCTCCTGCTATTCTTCCTATTTTGTCCATAATTTTATTTTTTGTATCTTATTGAATAGTTTTGTACTCTTAAATATACCCTGTCTTCTAAAGAAAATCCAGAGTTTTCTCCTAAATATCTTATTGAATCAATTAACTTTGTATTAACAGTTCCACTATATCTATCTAAAGCATCCCTAACAGCATTTGACAAAGTAGTTAAGTCTGCTGGGTTCTTTGTGTAAATTTCTATATCATAAATAACAACATCCAACTCACTTACTCCATCCTTTGTATCTGTTGGTTCTAATCCTACTTGTTCATAAACGATATAAGGATAAACATTATTCTCAAAAGCAACATAAGGAAAAATTTTTGTTCCAACTAATCCACTTACAGTTGCATCATTCGATAAAAGTGAAAAAATTACATCCCCAATCATTTTTATTTTTTTATTTTTGTCAAAAACAAATTTAATGAAAATACTAACCATCATTACAAGTTTCAACAGAAAAATAAATCTGCTAAAATTAGTAAAACACATTAAGCGTCAAGGTAGTGAAGTAATAGTGTTTGATGATAATTCTGATTTTGAATGTTTAGACCAATCTTTTATTAAGTTTGAAAGGCATTACGGTAAAAAATTAGCCTATCAAAAGTTTCAAATAATTTTTAAATGGTTAAAAACTACTCAATATGATTATTATATTTTAATTCCAGATGATATTCAAATAGATAGTAAGTTCATTATGAATAGTATAGCTACGTTTAAATCAATTAACACTTCAAGTAAACTGTTAAACTTATTGACTGATAATAGGTTACACTCAAAACAATGGACTAATTTTGAACCAATAGAAAAAAATGGAATAGTGCAAACTCAATGGACTGATTTATGTTTCATTACGAATAAGCAAGTAATTGATATGATACAAATAAAAGATGTAAGTCCTGAAAGATGGACTAATAACGAAAATTTAGGTAGTGGCGTTGGTGGTAACTTATCGCGTTTGCTCGATTTTTTTGGAGTGTCTATGTACCACCCTTACAACTCAATAGTCAAACATGGTAGTTTTGAAAGTTTAATGAATACAGAAGAAAGAAGAATTAATCCTTTAGATAGTTTATAATTCTCTTAACCCTCTTTCTTCATAAACTGATATATGTTTTTTCTCTGAATTTAAAGCATGGTAACAACCTAAAGCCATTACCAAAGCTACAACACCATCTATTTTGTTACGTGATTTCTTCTTTGATGGCTTCACGTTATCTGCTGGGTCTGTTTCTAACTCCACATTTGACATTTGCCACGCTAAAACACCATTTCCATCGTGCATAATCTTGTTTGACTTTACTAATACTTCTAAATCCTTTGTCGGCTCTGACATACTTCTAAATCCCTGTCCAAATTCATAACCGTTTATCCCTTCTTCGTTTAAACCTTGTATTAAGCCATTAAACGCCATAAACCTATCAAAAGCAAACGATTTGACGTTATATTGCTTATGAATGTCTAAAATATCATTTAAAATGATTCTTTGGTCTATTACATCACCATCAATTACTTTTATTAGTCCTTCGTTCACCCATCTTCGGTAGTCAATATGGTCGCCTTTTGCCTCAATTACTCCGCGAGGCAACCAAAAATAAGGCTTAATATAGAAGTCATCACCATTTGGAAACACTAAAACATAAGCATTCATATCACTTACCGCAGCTAAATCCAATCCAGCATAACATTCTCGACCTGTTAAGTCAGGCATTTCTCCTTTACAAGCCATCCACGTTTCATTATTTATCCATGCCATAGATGAATCAGTCCAGATGTTTAAGTTCTTTGTCTTAAATTGAACTTCTTTAATTACTCCTTGATTGATTGCTTGTTGACATTGTTGCCTCATAAATTCCCATGTGGGAGTTATCCCTATGTTTGGGTTTGCTTTTATCCAAACAGATTCATCACGCCAATCGTCGCCTTCATCTAAAGTATAAATAACTGCAAAAAAACTATCATCTTGTTTTACCCCGCTTAAAATATCAATAGCAGTTGCACGTTCTTCTGTGTAGCAAGGATATTGTTTTTCAAAACCAGCCGTTGTAATAATTAATAGTAAGGGTTGTGAACGTGAACCCATACCAGTTTGGATAACTTCTAATAAGTCAGATGAACTATGGGCATGGTATTCGTCAATTACTCCTAGGTGTGGGTTTAAACCATCTTGTTTTTCGCTTCGTGAACTTATCGGCTCTAACTTTGAGTTTGTTGATAATACAGCTACGTTTAAAACTCCCATTGTTGTCAATTCACGAACCGTTGCAGAATCTTCACGTAACTTTCTTATCATTTCTTTGGCTGCATCAAAAACTATCTTAGCTTGGTCGTGCTTCGTAGCTGCTGTGTATATTTCTGCACCATGTTCACCATCTTTTAAAAGCATATAAGCACAAACAACCGCACCCTCTTCGCTTTTACCATTCTTTCTTGCTACTTCAACATAAATTTTTCTAAATCTTCTCGTGCCATCTTTCTTTTTCCATCCAAATATATTCCAATATCTAAATAGTTGTTGTGGCGAAAATTCAATTCTTTTCTTTTGTTTTGCTAATTCGCCCTTTGTGTAACGACATAATGAGCTGAATTTTAAAAACTTAACAGCAGATTCTTCATCAAAATAAATATCATCACGTTCCAAATCTTTTAAATGCCTTTCTACTGCAAGTTTAACCCATTTGCAAGTTACAACATCACCGCTTTGAATATCTTTAATATATTTATCTACTATTTGTTTATAGTCCATTTACCCAATTTAATAAGAGTATCAATATTTGACTTTGCATCATTTATAGCGTGTCTACAACTTTGTAAGTTTGAACCATCACAAGCTCTAATATCACGAAGCAATAAAATACCATCGCTGTATATTTTCCATTCTATTAACCTTGACTTATCTTCGTAAACAAAATAATTTGATTCTATTAAGTAATGGTAATAAGTATCAGTTAATTTTTCTTTTAATTTATATTTCATCAAAAGGGTCTTTATCTTGTTTGGTTGGTGCTTCAATCTTTGTACGTGCTGCTGGATTAAATCCAAACTTATCGCTTAACTTAATAGCGTTTTGAAGTGCTTTATTACCTATCAATACCTCTGGGCGTTGTTGCTCGAAGCCATTAGGAGTAGCAAAAGTAAAACCGCCACTCTTTAAAATATCACAACAAGCGAAGTAAGTGCCTATTTCATTGCAATAAGCTAACAACACGCTTGTATCTGTTTCAACCAACATTCCCAAATTGCTTAATATCCTTGTTACCTTTAACCATTCATCAGTAGCGTAATTGTTAATTAAACCAATGGTTAACTCATTTGTTGCTTCTGGTGGTTGCATTTCATTTTTAACACTTTCATTTTGTCTAAAAGTGCCTTTCAACTCTTTTATTTTTGTGGGTGTACGTTTACCTCTCATACTGCAAATATAGTATTATTTTTTTTAAACCCCAAAGCCTAAAAGTTCGTTGCATAAAAATTTGACT